GATCGTACCGATCGCGGTAGTGCTGCGAGCTGTTGCCGCACTTCCAAGCGTTTGAGTCCACGCACTCGGTAATGTAGCAACCTTGACACCTTCACCATCGGGAGAAGGAATCATCTGCTTCGGTGCTACCGTGTCGTACGGTGCAAAACCATTTACAGCGGCAGCATGAACGGACGGCGTACCCGAAGTCAATAATAGGCCAAACTGACCTACCGCACTTGCGGCATCAATACGTTCACGCATCCAAAAATGCTCCTGCCAAGTGCCTTCCTCAAGCCCTTCAAATGCAATAACGAAATCGGGGATAAACCCAACGTCCACATTAACGGCGTTGCCATCTGCTACGAAACTTCCTGTATTCATCTTCATAATAAATTTCCTTTCAAAAGGCTTAGCCGTTCGTGCAAGACAAAACAATTATGTTTGCATCGTTTAGGATTCTGGCAACCTGCCACAACTTCCAGCCAACCGTAGTGCGCTGGTCGAGTGGGTCAGCGGAACCGGCAGAGCCGAGTCCTTTGACAATACTCTTGGCGTTACCACCGTTTATGTCTACCACGCCATAGGCGTTTTTGGCGACAATGGGATTCAGGTAGTTATCACCCGAAGTAGCCCCTTGTGTAGTGGTCAACCAACGAACTCCGTCAGTCGATCCCCATTCAGCAACATCAACACCACGCTGTGCAGCATAGTTTGCAACCTGCTTAAAACCAGCTACCGCCTCAAGATCATCTTCGAGGTCTGTGTGTGCCATGCCGAAGTAAGATGGGCGTATCGGTGACGTTCCCTGACCAGTCCCACCCTTGATAAGCCGGGTGATAAAGTCAGCGTCAGCCGCACGAAGTGCCTGTCTTGCCGCTTGAATGTCTGTCTTGTTCAACAATGTTGCAGTACCCGAACCGTTCGAGCATGTTATCGAAGAAGCAGCATTAGCGAGAATGTCGCGTGTTACGACATCCATCGTGTTCTGCACTTGATCCCCTTGGAGATCGACTTCTATGGTGATCTCCGGATCTTCAACCGTCAAGTCAACTACATCAGTTATGATTGAGAAATCACCATACTGTGATGCAATAGCCTGAAGGTCTACCTTCGCCTGCTGGTGTCCGTTGGGTGTAATCCCTTCGGTCAGCGGCGTGTTAGCGGCAGAGTACCTTGTGTACTTGCGAAACTTAATAGTCTTGCCACTCTTGCCCTTGATCGATCTCTTTTGAGCAAACCGATTGAAGATGTATTTTGGATAGTTCTCCTGCAATAGAGTTCTATCGTAAAATACACCAACTGCCGGATCGACCTCAGTAGTTGTTGTTAAATTATCACTCATCTATGTTGTCCTTTCAAATCTTGTACTGCCTACGCTTGACTCATAATCTTTTCTTTATGAGCTCTAAACTGTTCGTCCGTCATAGCTTGAAGGGCTGCGGTTCTGTCGAGAGTGCCAGTACCGGCTACTGCTGACACTGATACAATCTTCTTTGCCGCATTAATCGCTGCCGTTGCTTCTTGGTTAGTTCTTGGTTGCTTCAAAACTTTAGCTTTGGCAACTTCCTCAAGATAACCGGGTTCGCGTGAAGCGATCTTATAAGCCAATACTGCTGCTCCCGGACCTGCCATTTTCAATGCGCTGGCAATACCTGGGTCTTCTTTTATTGCCCTCTGTAGCGGTGGAGCAAACAGGAATTTCCCCGTAGTGGGGTCTGTTACTCCGACTACTTTGGCAAAATCAGGTTTCGAGTTCATAAAACTCTGCGATCTTAACTGCGACTCTTGGGCGGCGGTGATCCTGCGATATACTTCATCGCTGACCTTAGCCGACTCTGCCCCGGTTAGGATTTCTTCAGGGTCTATATTCATTTCCTTCATAACTTGTAAAGTGAGGCTCTGTTGCGTTGCCTGTGTTGTCTGTACTGGTTGCTGTGCTGGCTGTGATGTGATATGCTCAGTGAGGCGTTTAACCTCAGCATCAGCGGCTTTCTTAGCATCATTAACCTCTTTGAACCTGTCATAAGGAACTGCTTGACCTTCAACCTGCTCTGTGTCTTGAGCGGAGACAGCAGCCTGTTGACCGTCAACAGCCTCTGCTTTATTTACGCTCTCGTCAGTAGCGACTTGACTTACGCTTTCTTCTAAAGCGGCAGCGGCGACCTGCTCTACTACACCTGAATCATCGACGACCTGACTCTGATCTACGTCTGTTTTTGCCATTTTCTTATCCTTTCAATTAAGCTTTACCGGTTGTCGGTGCAGCCAATAAAAAAAGCCCGTACATCAGGAACTTACCTGAAAATACGAGCTTTCAATTTGTTTGAGTTGCTCTTACTTATTTAATTGTCAAATTTCGTTAGTCTGCGGGATTTGAACCCGCGCCGCTTTATAAGCCGTTCTCCAACTGACCTTAGTTTATGGGTCGCATGCCACCAGACAACACCATCGCCAACGAAACACTTGTTAGTTATTTAGTTTTTAATTTGCTTTCCTACTTACGCCCATTACCAACGGGTTTCCTGCCACCACAACCACGACCTGCATTAGCTCTCCTACCATTACCTGATCCATCTCGTTTAGGTACTGCTGGTTTTGACTTTGCCATTATTCTACCTCTTTCTATTTATTAGGGTTATTTAGGTTTTTAAATCTCCCATAACTGCTACTAATACAGCTATGGTTAAAAATATTCCTATGATAACGTTGTGGTTCATTCTTGCACCGTCTCTGTGTCCATCGAATAAGGCGTATATATTACATCGCTTGGTGTTAGCGACAACTCTGCAACCTTAATCTCAAGTTCCGCAACAGTAGCCTCAAGTGCCTTGATTTGTTCCTGCTGTGCGCTCACGGCTTTTAGTAACTCGGCAATATTGTAGACAAGCCTAACCTTGTCAGTGTTACCAAACTGCTTGGCCGTAGGTGTTGGTATCGGTATCAAAGCGTCGATACAATCCTTCGCTGAGTCAGGACGGTCTGCATAATCATAACCCGCCAAAACAATACCTGCCAAGATTAACACGACGATCAATACAATAGTTTTCTTCATTTTTCTTGTCCCTTCAAAATTATTTAACTTCTTTCCATTTACTACCATCGCAATATTCCAAGTGACCACGGGTTCTGCCGTACCATACCCTTCTATTCCTAACCCAACGTAGCTGGCCTTCTATTGCCGGTTAACTATCGCTACATAACTTCTTAATATCTTCTTCAGTGAATGATTCGTACAACTTCATAGCTTCTGCCTGTATGTAATCTCGCCAATAAACTTTCATGGCTTCCAAGAACACTTGTGCCGAACCGGTTAAATCGTCCTCGTCGTAGACAATATCAAACTTGCCATCGTTGTAGTTAAACTCAACAGTCTTGTCGTTTACAGTCTTGTCGTTTAACGAGAATTCAAGAATAGAGACCGTTGGGTCAACATCTTTTATCAACTTGTAATCTTCCAGCCAATCCTTTTTTGTCTTAACATTAGGTGATTTGTACGAACCTTTGTGGTATTGGTAAATGATATGGTCTTTACCAAGATCGACTACCTCGTATTCAGTTCCGCTAAACAAGTTTTCCCATACTTGCCCAACTAACACCTGCATGTCAGTATTTTCGCTGGCAGGGCAACATGCACACACCGCCAACACAATCAATGCCGTTAAAACTAACAGTCCTTTCTTCATAATTCCGGTCCTTTCTAATTTCTGTTTGTCAGATTTTAAGATATTAACCTCAATTGACCGCCAGAACTAGTGTGCTTTCTTAAATTACACTCTAGATGTGACGCCTGTAAGTTTATTGGTGTATCAATTCCACCTTTAGATAGCGGAATTATATGGTCTACCGATGGTGAGTATTTGTGTGGATGTTTTAATTGCTTATTAATCTTCCGACCACAGATGCCACAAATCCAGCCATCACGCTCAAATATATCTATGCTTCTGTATGGCACATGGCGTGTGCCTAGTTTTAGTGCCTTCCGCTTCCTCCTATATTCCGCAGGTTTGCTTACGTTATTTTTTAGCCATAATTGTAGATATTCTTTTGATTTCCTTACATGCGACACCTTATATGCTCTTTGGCACATCTTAACCCGATCTTTGTTAGAAGCTACCCATTCTTTATTTTTTGCTTTCAATCTTTCTTTGTTGGCTTCTCTGTAGGCTTTTTGTTGTTCGCATATTCTTTCTCTGTTTTCTTTGTGGTATCTTTTGTGGTAGGCTTTTTGCTCTTCTTTCCGACTCTCACGATATTTTTTACCACAACTCTTACACCGATAGCATAACCCACCCTTTCGGGTTCGGGCTTTATTGAACTCAGATGTTGATTTAGCTTGATTACAAACTTTACATAACTTTGTCACTTTTTACTTACTCCGTTTGTCATTTACTTTGTCCTAAAAACTGCTTATTCTCAGCAATCTCAACGCCAACAGAATGTACTACGTTAGAGTGTACTGTTTTTCTCATGCCCTGAAGATTGAAAGTGATCTTGCCATACATCGGACCAAACGCCTCAATGATGATCTTACCAGCGGTTTCAAGTGCAATGTCCTGTTGTTGTTGAGGAGTCATTAATTTTCCTTCCCATACATTATAGGCATATTAACACTACATTTACCGATTGTTTCGCTCTCTAACTCTACATCGAAACCTGCAATCATAGGTTTATCAGGCGGCAGAATATAACAACACTTAACCTGACCTGTTTTATTGTTGATGTACCATAATGAACTACCGACCAACGGAACAATAGGCTTCTTTGTTTCAGGTAGAATGATAAACCTATGCGTCATAACTCGCTTATTAGACATATCAACCGTCTTAGTTGTGTTGAAGCGGGGTCGCTGCCTCGAATCAGTACCATGCAAAAGCTCGTTATTATTTCCATAAGCGGCTGGTCCTTGATACCCTGACCGCATGAACACCAGAATATAATATGGCTGGCGATATGCTGACTTGGCATTAATGATCGTTTCAAGCTCATTATGCAGGACGCGAGTAGCCCACTGTTTAATATCTCCAGTTGTTAGGTTTTTAATGTCCACTTATTTTGTTCCGCTTGATTGAGGTTGTCTTAATTTCTCACGCTCAAGGCCTAGCTTGCTAACCTCGATAGCCGCATTCAAAGTGCTATTGCCAATATCCACTTCAGCACCAGCAGATTTAGCCTCATCAAGCTCGGCAGCCGTCATGTTCTTAGCCGCTTTGGTTAGTTTTTCAGCAATAGTAGCAGGTGACTCGGAAGCCTTTGCCCTTGCCTGCTCTGCTTGTGAAGTCAGTAGATCAATCGTGATGTTTTGTATCTGCTCCTGTTGTTTCTGCGAAGCCTGCTTTTGTTGGTTGGCCTGTTTCTCACGCTCGGCCATTTTCTCCATCATCTCAATATTAAGCTCGATAGGAGCCTCTTCAATAAGATCGCCCCAAGTTATAGGTGCTGGATCACCTATTTCTGCCCCAAGCTTTTTCATCGCCAGTAGTTCTTGATATTTAGTATTCTTTTGAGTATCTGTTAAAGCAGCCTCGGAAGTTACTGCGTCATACTTACCAAACACTTTAGCTTTAAAAGCTTGTGTCGGTGGCTTGCCTAACATTCTTGCAATCTTCTCGATGGGATAGCTCTGGATAAGCTTCTTTACTTTGTCACCGATGATGTTTTGGGAAGTGCTTAGATCATCAAATAAACCCCGTTGCCCAGTCATGCCAGCCCCAATCCGAAGCTGAGTTACCAGCCCGGAGATTTGGTCGGCATTACCACTTGGTAAATTGCCAAGCATTTCAGGGGTCAACCCGATAGTCTTAGCCATCGAATCCTCAAGTATCTGGTGTAACTCGATGTTACCAGACGGTAAAGGCGGTGTTACCCTGTCTCTAACTTTTTCTATCATCCCCTCGGCAACCTGCCTCGGCTTGCCGCCAGTAGCGAAAGCATCCGCAGGGTCAGTAAATGCACCTTCCTCAAAATCAACACCCTGAGCGATAGAGTTCTCATACCACGCTGTCATAGCTACAATCCGCTTACTCTCAGCCCTCTGTATCTCTCTTAATCCCCGAACAAAGCCCTGCAATTTCAACGAGAAGTTGTCACTCTCTGGGTCATAGTAGCACCATATAGGGGTAAATGAGAAATCGTCAAGCCCAAACGGGTCTGTTTGTGTGTCGAAATGCTCACCATTCAAGAAGGATGATACCTTAATTGTCTCTTTTTGGCGTGTTATCGATATCATTGCTTCGGCAGGGATACCCGCTAATTGCATGAGATAGGGCCCTTGCTCCCTAAGCTGCTTCTTTGTGCCTTCCCAAACCGTCTCATAACCAGTTGACCGGTTAATTAAAACGATCTCTTCTTTCGTGGTTCTCTCCTGAAACTCATCATAAGCCAGCATTTTTCGACCATGTGCTACGATAGGTGATGTGTAATTCGTGAACTTCTCGTCAGTCGCAGGATGTTCATCATCAATAGTCGCTATCCTGCTGTGAAGACTGTCAGGCAGCAATATCTTAGCCTGATCTTTAGAAATAAACTTACGAATGATACCATACCTGCAATTATGCAAGTCAAGCCGGGTAAAGTTTGGGTCAAGGATAAACTGGTTATAGAATAGATTATCCAGTCTGGTTGTCCCCTGTGCATCGTTGAAGGTGTTTACAAGAGATAACCCAGTTTTTAAAGCGTGTTCAAAAGCTTTGGATATAGTCTCGTAACCTAGAGACAACTGCATTACTAAGCTAACAATCTCTGTCATTTCGGAGGCTGTCTTGTCGTCAGAGCCCTCAATAGGACTATACTTAATCCCCTTCCGATGATCTGCCTGGAATCCAGCAACCCACTTAACAAGCCTGCGAATTAGCTGGATATTGAGAATGTCAGAACCTCTATTACGGAGCATCTGTTTTTCTTTGGCTGTGTAAATATCGCCAAGATAAGCCCTTATATCCTTCTGTGCCTCAGTCTGCCAACTTCCAAAGCTTGACCATGCTTGGCTATAAGCCTCATCAAAGTCCTTCTCAATGTCATTTTTTACGCCGTATTCATCCATCATTAGCCCTTAATAATCCATAGCAATAATGCCACTAATGCTATTAAAATGCCTATAAACGCCTTCATACTACCACTACTCCTGAGTAGTCGTGGTCACCGGGTATGCTGACCCTGTTACACCTGAGGCCTGCTTTGGCTAAAACAACACTGGTACAATTTGTACCCCAGTTCATCTTGTCAGGCTCACGCCTTGTTACGTACATATCAGGGTTAGAGTGGTAATGGCTAAGGCTGGCTTGGTGCTGTGATAGGAGCTGTTCAGGTTTAGACGATCCTGAGCTAACCTCATGCGTTGGTTCTTGAGTAGATTGTGCAATATCAGGGCTTGTTACGCTAACCGGCTGCGTTACGCTATCATCCGTTACGGTAACACCTTTGTTACGGTAACTTGCCTGCTTGCACTTCGGGCTGCAATATCTACTTGTTACTCTAAACGCCATGTACTCTTTACCGCATATCTCGCATTTGTTCATGAGTTTGCTTCCTTCAATGCTATCCATTCCTGTTTATTCTTCTCCTGATCGCGTGTATTTGCTACCTTGGTAAGTGATTTTGTCATATACCTAAAACTGTCAGCAGGGTGAGAATTACTGACTAAAAGACCATTAGCATAATAACAATGGTCATCTTTCACGGTCAAATCATACACGTCTCTTGGTTTGGCTTCGCAATTTAGCTGAACAACCCGGACTACACGTTCTGGTCTTACTGTATTTATTAGTCTTAAACACAGCTTTGCAAATAACGCACGTCCGCTTTGTCCCGTCTTTACCTTGCATCCGCCTGTTTGCTGATTTACAGTTGTCTGAGCAGAAGTTTGATCGCCTTGGGTATGCACATTCGTATTCTTTGTGGCAAATGTCACATTCCCTAATAAATCGTTTTCTATACCGCCATGTATATTTGCCAAGAGCCGAATGAAATTTCTTGCCCTCTGGTGATGCATGCCATACATTTGCTTTTGATCGGGCCTGTTCAAGCTGTTTTTTGTTGCCGTCCGAACCCACCCATTTTTGATATTTGCATTTGGAGTGCAACTTATCATGTTCTTTTTTTGTAAGTAATTCCAAGTTTTCGATAGCATTATTCGAAGCATCGCCGTCTTTATGATGTATTTGGTGTTTGTCTGGAATCGGCCCATTGTGGTGCTCCCAAACGGCTTGGTGCAGTGTTTTCGGCCCAGTCCTTGTAAAATAGCCTCTTTGAAGCCCAAACTCGTATCCGTTGAATGTAACTGTTTCCATAGTGTATTCCTTAAAATAGAATTATTAAACAATACACTACCATAACTCAAAGCATCTGCCGTATCAACGTAATTATTAAAAAATATCTTATGTTCAGGGGTACAAGTTAGCTTTCTTCCTCTATTTGTATGTATCTCCAATAGTTGTTTGGTTTGTTTTACTTTGCCACTGAACGTCACTTTTTTGAAACCCGTTGGTGTTTTTACATAATCACCTGTTGCAACCCGCTCTATCGGAACATCGCCCTGATCTGTACTTATCATTGTTCCCGCAATCAAGCAAGCCCAGTCATGAACGGGTTTCTCCATATACACACGGAGGGTTTCATTGTATTCACGCCGATAGTTCATCAACCCAACAATACCCTCTTCACACTTGATAGCATCAAACCAACATCGGGGCATTGTCTGCATTACTCTATTAATGCCAAAGTCTACGTTTAGTTCTCGTTCCATACCTATAACGTCATAACCCATCTTCTCAACTGACTTTACTAAGGTTGTGTTGCTGATCATTTCTCTCTTATTAGCATCATGAGGCATATAGAACCGGCCATATTTATATTCATTCTCTTCTTTGCGTGACCTGATTATCTCGGCATAGAAGTCGATTGACTTACCAGTATTGCCATAATAGTCAATGACATGTATTTCATGGCCTATTAGCTGGAAGAACCATATTGAAGTACAATCAAACCCTAAATCCCAAGACGTGAACACCTGACAACTTGGATCATGCGGAACACTTGTTATCTGGTTTTTTCGCCTTAGTTCAGCGATTATCTGTGCATAGTAAGCACCTTCAAGGCCTAGCTCGAAGCTACAATAAAACTCTTGCTGTATCATAGCGTCGGTCATTCCAGCATCACGTTCGTCCTCAATAGCTTGCTTTGTTACCGCGTGAGTATCATCAACCGTCAATAAAGAACAGAACCATTTGGGGTTATCCTTAGCCATATCGTAGATGTCTTTCGCATGGTTATAACCTCTTGGAGTGAAGTTAAAAGCAGCCCAGCCGCCATTCTCCGCCAGTATTGGCCTGACATATTCCCAGCCCTTTGGGTTCTGTAAGCTAAACTCGCTAAACACTGTTCCGATTGGGTTAGTACCAACAACATCTAAGCGGTCAGTACCTATAATCTGGAAGATTGACCCATTCTGAGCCTTAAGCTGCATTATGTCGTTCTTGCGGCCCGGAAACGCTTCTTTAGGGAACGCTTCAAGGAATGGCCTACCTTCTCGATCCATGCCATCCCAAATAATCTTTCGGCCTAATATTTGAGTAGGGAAATAGTAGTAATACGTACCGACACGCTCAAACATCTTCTTTGCGGTCATGTTAAGGTAAGTAAGGTCTTTACCGCTTCGCCTATGCCAGACCCCGACAGCTCGCTTGATACCGCTATCCATCGCCTTTAAAAAAGGCAGTTGATAGTCTCGCGGGGTATAGTTATGAGGCAGGATTATCGTGTTTGCTACCATAATTAACCACGCTAATATTGATATCCCTTTGTGCATTGTCTTTCTCGAATATACCTAAGTGTTTACCTAAACTGTCAAGGGCTGATGTTTTACTGTGTAACTTGATTTTAACATTCAGGGTTTCATATTCCTTCGTCCCTGACTTATTAGTGGTCTTATTGACTGTAGTCTGCACCGACTCAACTGCTGCCGCTTGGTCCCGGTCGATCTGTGATATGTCAACAATGGAATTATCAACGCCCAAGTAGTCCTGTTGGTTCGCAAAGGCTATCTTGGCATACTCCTCAATTACTCGCTCTTGAGTTACATTGTACTTTTTAGCCAGTATACTGCGCAGATAGTCAAGCCTACTCTTAACCTTGGTATTTCTTGAAAGCTTGCTCCCTGCTTCATCTGCTGATTTTTGCTTAGAATCGGGGTACGTTGATTTGTAAGATCGTGCCTTGTTATTGTCTATCATCATCTCTTGACAGAATCGCTCATGCTTTGCGTTCTTAAGTGGTTTACTATAATTTACTGGTTTTTCTGTCTTTTTAGCCATTTACTTGCCTTTGTTAATTTAGGCAAGCATGACGTTGCTCCGTGCTGCGTTATCTCTTGCCTGTTGATACTTTACTATCCTCTAAATTAGCCAGAAAAGGCCGATAACCTTTAAAGTTAGTGTTATTGTTTATCAGCCTGTTCTGGCGTTTTATTCTTAAATTGCGTGCGTTCCTTCAACTCCGCGAGCTTCTCGGCTATTTGTCCTGTTACGACACCACATTAACGCTTCTTCCAGCTTCGTCAGTGCAAGTGCGTTATCACGGCATTTGTAATCACCAGACTGAAAACCACGCAACCTATCGATAACAATAGCTATTAAGTCCTCATTCATCGCCCCATTGA